CACGTCGTCTGACAACCGACCTCGCACGCAGTCTGACATGAGATCTGACAACCTGTCTGACACGTAACCTGACAACCAGACTGGCATGTAACCTGGCAGTTACCTTGACACGAGGACTGACACGCGGTTTGGCAATTCAGTTCACAAAAAGTTTGACAAGACGACTGACATGCCGTCTGGCAACCCGCGCCCTGGCATGCGGCTTGACACGAGAGCTGGCAGGCTTCTTGACATGTTTGCTGACACGCGGTCTGACAACCGAGCTGACACACGGACTGACATGAGGTCTCGCACGAGACCTGACAAGAACCCTCGCACGAACCCTGGCACGTTGACTCACATGTGCCTTGGCAAATCTGTTCACATCCGATCTGACACGTGCTCTCGCAGAACTGCTGGCAAGATTCGACGCATGCTTGTGACGCGACGGTGACGCGGTCATCTGTTGCTTCGAAGGAGACCTTACCCGCGAGGGGATTCTTACTGAGCTGGATAACCCTGAAGACCTCTTCCTTGATGATGCCGCCCTTTGCAAAAGCACGCTTCCTCGAGACACGAAACTTATCGCCCACCTCGAGCTTGAGCATGATAGAGCCGAGGGATTCGCCAATGATCTTCCGCGCAGCCGTCCTCGATAGTTCAAGGAGCCGGTTCGCCGCAGAGATAGCGTTATCGCCCTGGCGGATGTAAGTCTCGAACTCTCGAATGTCGGGCCGGCCAAGTCGCGCAATGACCGAGGTGTCCGTCGCCTCGCGCGCGTCGAAAACTCCCGATGATGGGTCTTGATCGTGCTTGACACGAATCGTCGTAAAGACCTCTCGGTTAGAAGCTCCTGACGCAAATTTCGAGAAGTGCCGGTCGTCAAGGTTCACGATGTCCGCTGGAACGTCGCCAACATAGACCTTGTAGAAGACCTTGCCCTCGCCGTTCACGACGATGTTCGCGATGTTCGAGAACTCGAGACGATCGAACACTTCCTTTGTGGAGACGGACTCATTTAAGAACAAGGTCAGCGACTCTGACGCGCGCTGGCGCGCGAAGAGGAAGGACACTGAATCGATGATACTCGTGGGCTTCTTCATGAACTTAATGAGAAGGACTCGGCAGATGTCTGCACCGATCTCAATCAGCGCGAGCGGGGCTCCAGTGTAGGTCCCAACCGCATCGTCCTTGTAGCCCTGCGCATCAACGCGGAGGAGATGATCCTTGTCCGCACCCGTGAACGTTACCGTATCACCAGTGTAACTCAACGAGCCCGTCTTATCAGAGCCCAGGTTGAACCCGATAAGCTTCCATGGAGAGCGGTCCTTGTTCGTGCCCGTGTTGGTCTTCAGGTTCAACGTTCCCGACGGCCTTGAGATGGTGAACTTGTGCGTCGTGTTCGAGTAAGCAACATCGATCGTGGACACCGCCGCAGCCGCGCGCATCTGAGTTTGAATCTCGAGAGCAAGGTCCGTCGCGGTGTAGAGCGCGGCCGTGAGTGTCGCGACGAGGGCTGACCCACCGATGTCGAAGTCGAGCCTGCGGTTCCCATCATCAATGACGTAGGGTCCAACATCGCGAAGAATACTGATTTGTCCGTTCACGAGGTTGACTGAATAATCCAACGTCGCGGCAAGCTTGATCCGTTCGGTCACTGACTTAAGAGCGGCGGCCTCTGAGTCAGTGTATGCATAGACCGCATCGACTGCCTTGATCCCATTGGGCGCGTCGGTAGTGTCACAGAGCTCGTACACACCATACGCCGTCGAGCCGTCCATCGAGATCCGCATCGGGTCGATGTTCTCCTTCTGTCCGAAGAAGACCGGTCGCGGTTTGCCCTGGCGTCGAACGTCCATGTTCGGGAACGTTTCGTCGTCGTAGAGTCTCGGCGGCAGCTTGATGTGAAAGAACACCCGCTGGTCCTGAAGGTCCAAGCTGAAGTCTTTATCGTCAGCTTGGATCATCTGTACCAGCCCAGTGAACCCACGGAAGAAGTCGTCAGCAAGTACCTCTTGCTGGTCGTCGGTGAACTGACCACCGAGGTCGACGAGGACCTCCTGATTCATCCACTCAACCTCAGCCGCGAGCCGCTCGAGCATCCCGTCCTGGTTCATAAGCTTCACGTTGCCCACGCCGATGGTCTTCCCTCCGAAGAAGATGTCGTTGGAGCCCGTGCTGATTGCCGGCAGCGAAGAAGAATAGAGTCTCGGTTCATACCAGTTGTAACGCCAGATGCGCTGGACCTTCACGCCATCAAACCAGACTTGTCCCTCGCCGCTACCCTCGAGGACGAGGTAGTGAGCAGTGTCCGTCGCGCGGAAGTCAAAGACGAACCTCCGCCATTCGTCAGCTGTCTTGTCAATGTTCCTTACTTGATTCCCGCTTTGAATGTCGAGCCCATTCGTGTAGAATGTATCACCGTCCTGTTCGCGGACCGCAATGGCCGGTTGCGCTGAACCGTTCGATCGATACCACCCATGAAGGCGATACCGCTTGCCCACAATAAAACCAGAGAATAGACTGAAGACACCACGCACCATGCCGGCGGTTGTGTCGAACCGAATGCTCGAGAGCCCACTCTTGACCTCGACGGTGTCCTGCTTGATCTGGATGAGGAGCGGATCCCAGAACTCGCCATCGTCTCCGTCCCAGTCTGACGAGCCATCGTCCCAAAAGGGAATTGATCCAGAGCCATAGAGTTGCATCTGCGGAAAGCCGTCAGTCCAAACCTCGAAGTCACCCACGCCTCCAGACATGTCGGGACCCATCGTCGGATGGACGTTCGCGTCACCAAGCCGCGTCTTTCCCGCGCCCGAGAAGTAAAATGCAACCGACGCGACGACAGTCGTAAGTGCAGGGTTCGACCCGTCGAAGAGGTGAACAAAGAGTCGAGGGAACTGGTCCCAGAACATTGTCGGCACAGAATCCCACGTCTGACCTGGCACATCCCAGTTCAGCGCCGTCTGAGTGAACTCTTCATCTACATCGTAGAAGTACGTGCCCGGCGTTGAGCGGCACAAGGCGAGGGTCTGCACCCTCGTCAGCCCTGCATCGTTCGTCGTGCGGACCGATACTACATCGCGACGAATCCCTTCGAACTCGAAGTTGAACGCGGCCACATAAGCCGGGTTGACATCGACCGCCCACTCAGTTGACTTGACCTCAACGACCGGGCGTAACTCGACGTACACATCCTTCGTTGACTGGGTCTGCTCCACGAAGTCGAGAAAGCTCCGCATCCCCGATCGGAGGCCGAGCTGCCCATGTCCGATCATGCAAGCACCGCTTGGAGCTTTGCGGTTAGTGTCCAGTAGTCAGGAGGAACCTTCGCCCAGTTCGCATCGTCGCGGAGTTGAACGTATCGCGTGAAGCTCGGAGTTATCGTAGGCTCGAACGCGAAGAAGAAGGGCTTGCCTCTCTTCACGAAGTTCAGCCAGTTATCAAAATTGACCTTCTCACCTGCGGTGAGCGCGGGCCACGTGAGAGGCCACAATGTTCTCGAGGGCTTCTCGTCCGTATAGGTCGCGCCCTGGTCTGCATAGCCCACCGTTGAGAGCTCGTCGCGTTCCTCAGCCCAGGGGGTCTTGAAGTCGATCGCGGGCTCGACGTAACCTGAAACGTGAAACATCCCGAGCTCGGTGAACTGCGCGCTATTCTGGATGTCCGAAAGGACGAGCCTCCACCACGCGAAGGTCTGAGCCGCGAAGAACTTCAAGCGAAGCCCGATCGGTTCCGTCGCCACATCCGAGAGGACCTGGGTGAAGGAGGGTGAGGTCCACGCGTCCGACGCGTTTGCTTGGAGCGTCGCGGTCCCGTTCGCCGAGAGGTTGTGATTGACCGCGGCCGCGAACGAACCCGCCGCGGCAACCGTCAGCTGAGTCTTGACCCACTCCCTCGACTTGAATGCGACGTTCTCAGCGGTATACGTGGTGAAGCCGGACTTGTCAGTCGTGGTATAGCCAAGGTCGAGGTGAACGGAGGTCGCGAGGTTCGTGCCCGTCGCGAACTTCAATACGACGGCATCTGTGCCCGTCGCGCGCGCGATCGTGAACTTGGTCGTGGCGCCGTCGTAGGTCACCGTGTATGTGTTCGTGTGCCCCGGGGCCGCGTTCATGGCAGTCTGAACCTGGGCCGCGAGAAGCGCGCCCGTTGCGTAGTTTCCCACCGCAAGGGTCGCAACCCGCGCGTTGCCAGCCTCGGTGAAGTCGAGCTTGTCGTTGAAGCCGGCGGAGATGTTCCACCCGGACTTCGAACGCCACACCGCGCCCGGCGCGGGATCCTTCAGCCGACGAACCGGAAAGACAAGGTCCTGCGATGAGACGGTCAGCAACGTCCCTGAGAATCCGATGAACGGTTGGAAAGCGATCCTACCTGCCATCACCGATACTCCGGCCCGCGCAGCCAAGCCGCGAGGGACCATCTTTGCGCCAACACTACGCCCTCACGAGGTACGACGCGGTGCGCTACCCACGACGGAAAGAAGACAGCATCACCGGGTTGGCCCACGAACGTTGCGACTCCTTCGGATGCAACGTACTCGAGTTGATGCGCGCCCGGCTCGAGGCAGATCGACACCGACACCTTGAAGTTGACCTCGTGCGGGCGAAAGTCTGGATGCCACGGGATGTGATCACCCGGCCTATACTGAAGGACGCGCAACCTCGCAGGGCCATCGTAAACATCGATGTTGAGTGAGCCTGCATAGTTCCGCAGCTGAGTCTCAACCTTTGCAATGCCGGACGACCCCCAAACCCCACCCTCGATCTCACGGACAATCGGCTGCGGCCGCTCCGCGTCACGCGGATAACGTTCAGCCCAGCTGATGAACTCACGACACTCGTGCGTTGTCAGCATCGCGGGCACGTTCCAAATGAAGTGATTCATCTTAGAACTCCTTCACGGCGATCTGGTGCGTCCTCACGGCCCCCCGCTTGGACGCGCTTTCATACCACTCCGCCAGCACCTTACCGTCGAGTGTGATGATGTTCTGAACGGTGCCTCCGTTCGTCGTCTGACCCTCGCCGCCAGCTTCGCGCGTCATCGACATCGACGTGGGCGCCGACGCGGCCCGGCCCAACGAGCCCGCGATCTCATCGGCGAGCGCGTGCCCACCACCCTGCGGGATGACGGCCTCTCGACCGTGCAGCATCGCGGGTTGTTCCTTACCGAAGTTCGCGAAGTCTAGTCCCGGTGTACCATGCGCGAAAGCTGATGCGCCGCGGATCTTATTTAC